ACTTCTTCTATCTCTAGATCATTCAAGCCTAATATTTCTTTCCATACAAAATCATTAGAGAAGTATTTTCCAACTAATTCACCTAGATTGCCTATCATTTCTATTTTTTTAGAAAGAAGTTCAAATTGTTTCATTTGAGTAAAATAATTATCTTCTACCCAATCAAAAGACATTTTCTTTTTAATTAATTCCCATTCATGTGTGGCAACTATTCTTTTCGATATAACTTCCATTTCTAAAAGCTCGTAGAACACTCTTGTAAATTTTCTTCTTTGTGAATGAATATATTTATAAAATTTAACTTCTTGTCTTGTTAATTGTTCTGTTCCCATTTTAAATTCTTCTTGACCATCTTGTGTACCAAATCTAGCAAATGGAACTTTCATGGAACGATATAATTTTCTTCTAAGATAACTTAATTTATCTGTTATCTTTTCCCACTCAGAATCATCACCACCAATATCTTCTATTCTTGTTTTATCATCAGCACGAATAAAGTAATCATCAAACATAGATAGGAAACGAACTCTAGCATCCATTTCTATATCGCCAGTATCAGTATTATATTTCATTCCCAAACTTTCTCTGTGTCTTTGCTGGATTAAATTGACATATTCTTCTGCTTTCTTTAATGGGAGATTACCAGTATTAATATAAAACACTCTACGTTTTACGGCTCTTGTAAATTGATGTAACACCATAGCATCTTCTAAATTATTAAGCTGATTCAATACTTTAATTGATTTCTCTAATGGAGAGATATATACTTTTAACAAATAATCATATATACCAGAATGAATAAATATTACATCATCATATGGAATTTCGATACCATTTGTAGTAGAACTAGCTTCACCAAATCCATTTGAATAGGCATTTATAAAGAAGTTATTTATACCTTCCCCATATATAGGTATTTCTTCATGTTGAAAATATTTGTAATGAAATATTGTATTACTTTCATCTTCTTGTTCTAATCTTAATAGTAATGGGTCTAATATTTTATATCCAGTGACTTCATTATTTTCATTTTTCATAGCCCAAATATATAAACGACCATCTACAAACCAACGTTCAAATATTTCTCCACCATTAATATTAAATTCTAATTTTTCCATAATTGAACGAAATGTATTATATATTTTTTCTATAATTTTGTTATCTATAGTTTTTAATAAAGAACTATCAATATCTATTTGTAATTTTATTGGCCAGTCATTATTGTTAATGACTACAGATTCATTAATAATGTCACTGACAATATCTTCTATTTCTGGATTTCTTACTATTTCTCTATAACGTATGATCTTAGTTTTAACGATAGTTTCTAAGGATTTTTTATCCCAACGATTACCTGTGTCGAATCCTAATTCTTTGGATATGACTAAATCCACGTCAGATATGGCATCTAGCTGAGCTTCATCTTCTCCATCTTTTGTGGGTAATAATCTTTCTTTATCTATTTTTTCATTTATCGTATTTCTTTCTAATCTTTCCTGAGTAGAACTAAATACTCCATTTGTCATATCTTCTATTTTTTGTACTGCATCACCAATACCTAAATATCTCTTTATTCCATCACCGATTAATGACATTTATATTCTCCTATATCTTACTATATTATAAGATTTTATGCTATTTCAAAATATTATTATCTAATATTATTTAAATCTTGTTCGGTTAAAACCAGAAAATGCATATCATTTTCTTTTGCCCATTTTTCAGCTTGGTTCCATTTACAAGTATTTTCTATATATCTTAACATTTTTTTACCATCTTTTTTAGGTTTATCCAATTCACTTTTAGGTTTTAATTCTATTAAAAATTTATTTCCATTTGTAAATTCAACTATTAGGTCAGGGAAATATCTATGTATTTTATTATCTAACATATTAATATATGGTATAGCAACTTCTTCACTTTGCCAACTTTTAATTTTATCAGAAGTGTCGAATATTGTAAAATAATTATATTCTAATCCACTACGATAAACTATATTATTAGCATTACCTTTATATTTTGATGGATTTTTGCAAACATATTTACCTGAGTATTTACTACTATAACCAATTCCATTCATCTAAAACCTCTTTAATATTTAGTTAATGCAAACTAAATATATGTAACAATTAATTATGAGGTTAATTTATGGATTTATCCTTACAAAATAATAATAAGGTTATTACTGAAAACACCATAGATAATATTTTCAGGATGATGACAGAAAGATTTGCGAATGACATCAATTCTTCCGAGGAGTTAATTTCTTATCTAGGTGGTAATGGATATGAAAAGAATTTACTTGAAGAAGTTGATAAATTAAATGATAACGATAATCCTTTGAAAGATATTATAAAAAATATTACTTTTAGTGTAGGGCCTGAACCAGAACATACATATGGGTTTAAAAGAAATATTAATAAAAAAACATTTACAAGAGAAGAATTGGAAATATTAATAGACGATATAGTTTCTAATACTGAAAGAAAATGGGTTATAGTTACATATGGTGGTACAATAAAAAAACTTCGTTCTCCATTCAATGAACGTGTTTGCATTTGGGGACTGGCTAATAAAAACAAAAAAGGAGAATGGAATAAAGATGCAATAAGAATAATGGTAATATACGATATTATTAGAAAAAATCCTCAGAATTTTGATATTGTATCTAAAAATGCATCTGGCATAGGATACGAAGAACTACAAATTACTCATATAAATAAAGTATTTAAAGAATTAAAACTAATCAAACCCCTTCCATTATACATAAATGGTCAACCTACGAATGTGCTTGTCAATGGTTCTGAGAAAGTTCCGGGTCACAAAAAGGCCGACTTTGCATTGACCAATAACGGAGAACCAGTATTTTGGATATCATATAAACATGGAAATTATATGGATAGAGATAATAATGTTATTCCAAAAGTACCATTTCAACAATATGGTGAGCTAAGAACATTATATAGTAAAAAACTGAATGATGACATGAGAAATTCAGTTAATCAAATATTTGATAAATTTTTCATTGAAGTATCCAAAGAACTATCTTCCATAGGAAAACAATTTATCTATAAAAATAAAACATTAGATCAATTAAATGATCTTTATAATAATTTTCCAGATAATATTTATTCTGATAAAGATGGTACTGCGGAAGTTAGATCAAAATTTAAATCAGTTATAAAAAAAGTAAAGGGAAATAAGTATACAGTTTTGTTTATACCAGACGGATTCAACGGATATTCCATATTAGATTATGATGCAGAAAAATATAACAATGTCAAATTATTTGTTTTAAAATCAATTTATGGAATAGATTTTGGTGAAACAAAAGATTATGGTGAAGAAAATGTTAACATAATTTTACAAACAGCAAAAGAAGTTAATATAAAACCAGTTATGAATGATAAACAAGATGTTATAGGTATTGATATATCACCTGATAATCAGGGACACATAATGTATAACGGAGAGATACCAAAAGAAAACGATGAGATGTTGCTTTATACTCCTGTGTTAAATATCAGACATACTAAAGCTTCATATTTTGTATACAAAAATATAATTATAATGTCTTGTCGATTGTTTATATTTCCCTATGGTAATTTACCTAAGGCTGCAATTAAGATAGGTGTGGAAATAGATTTATGAACGACATCATAAAATTGATGCATGAATCTAAAAAATTAGGCCTAATAAACGAATACTATAAACTAAAAGAAATGTCCATGCCCTTACCTCAACATAAATCTAAAATTTGGTATCATGGAACTCCAAAAGATTCTTATGGTAAAAAAATATTAAAGTATGGAATTCAAATTCCTGATCTTGCAGATAGAAAAGGTATGTTCAGACCAAGGGAAGGTAAAGTTTATATAACAACAGATGTACGATATGCCGAAATGTATTGCTTAGGTGGTGATATTTTCGGAATGGAATCAGAGGTAAGAAAATTCCAAAACAAATCAAAAGATGATAGATATGGTTGGTTATTTTCTATTAATGGAAAAAATTTAATTGATATAGAACCAGATGAAGATAGTATTGGGTTAATGTTATATTATTTAATCAATAATTATGAATCCCCATATTACGAAATATCAGATTTGAATTGGTTACTGCCATTAGCT